ACCAGCACACCAGCAAGGGTAGCGTTCCGGGCATCTCCGGCAACGTAGACCTCAACGTGACCACCCTCAACTACCCCCGCATCATCAGAAAGAAGGGCCTGACCCGTCTCCGGGAGGGCGCATGACTAAAGAGCAGGCTCTTTTGTGGGTGCTGGGCGTTGTTGGCAGCGTGTGTGCAGGAGCGGTCACGCTGGACAAGGTGCTGGACATCATCCACAAGTATATCAAAAAGGCGCAGGCCCCCGACGCCGCGCAAAACCAGCGGCTTGACGCTATCGAGCAACGGCTGGGCGGAGTCGAAAGCATTTCGTCTCAGCACGCAGCGGCCTTAAAACGCGACCTCACCCGCTTCGACGCGATCGACGAGGAGATTTGCTTGGCCCTTGATGGTGTGCGGAATCTTTTGGATGCTCAGCTCTCCGGGGACAATCACGAAGGAATGCAGAAAAGCAAGGCTAGCATCGACAACTATCTTTTGAAAGGAGTTACCAATCATGGAAGCAATCAATGAAATTTTGAGCATCATCCCCGTTCCTGTGGCCGTTATCCTGATGCTGGGTGGACTCGTCTTCTATGCCATCGGCGGTATCCGTCTGGGCTATGGCGCGGCAGTCAAAAATCTGGCGCTCAACCTCATCACTCAGGCGGAACACGAGATTCAAGGAACCAAGCGCGGCGCAGAACGCAAGGCGTGGTGCGTCAAGATGCTGCGCCACTATCTGGACAACAGCCGATGGGGCAAGCTGGTCAGCTGGGCTATCACCGAGGAAACCATGAGCAAGGTCATTCAATTTTTCTTCGACCAGATGCGGAAGGCACTGCAAAAGCAGTAAGGAGGTTATCATGGCAAGCACTACATACGAGCATTTTGTTGACACCAACAAAATGTACGCCGCACAAGAGCAATTTCGTGACATTACGAAAATGGTGACAAAATGTCACCGTTTCGCCAGCATTGGCAAAATGGTACGCAACGCAGGACAGTTGCCGCAGCCTTTTTGGCTCGGTGCTGCCCGTGGCGGCGGCTCGCATAGTGCTGCCCGCTGCGCTGCAAGGACTTGACCGACAGCAGATGACCGCAGCCATCAAAAACGCACCGCTTGGGAGGGTAGACCGTAAGATAGCCTTACTGCGGTATGTGGAGCGGCTCCCGCTACCGGACATTGCAGCACAGACACATTACAGCCGGACGGCGGTAGGCTACCGACTGAAAGGCATCACAAAAATTTTGGAGTAAAAATCCCCTACTTTGCCGAAGCTCTGCGTTCCACGCGGGGTACTTTGTAGGCAAAGCGGGGGATTTTTGTTTTATTCGCACTAGTTTTGCCGAAATTCTTGTCTTGCAAGCCAAAATGTGATACTTTATTTTCGCTTCCAATGTGAGGCCCTTAACAGTTAAGCGCTCATGCGGATTTCTCCGTGTGGGCGCTTTTCTTTTTTGTCCTTCGTTTGACGTTCGTTGTCTTTCGGTTTTTGCCGATGCAGTACACTGGATGCACAAGGAGGGATGTATTATGAGCTATTATCCAACACCCGGAGCGCCATACGTTCCGCAACAGCCTGTCAATCCTTACGGTGGCATGGGCACAGTTGGGCTTGCCACTCCCCTACCGAACACGCAGATGCAACAGGCGCAACCGCAGCGCCCACAGCCGATGAATGGGCAGCAGCCTGTTCAGCAGTCGGCACAAGATGGCGGTTGGTTGCTTGGCAGACCTGTTTCCAGCAGGGAAGAATTCTTGGCGATACCGTCTGACTTATACGGCAGACCGACCTACTGCCCGGACTTACGCAGCGGCGTGATCTACTGCAAGCGTCTCAACCCGGACACCTGCGAATCCTATGTGCAGGAGTTCTACAGTCCGGAAGCATGGCGGCAAATGCAAGCACAACAGGCACAGCAGACCGCTGCACCGACACAGCAGTATGTGCCTATTGAGCAGTATAATGCCCTCGTGCATCGGCTGGATGAGCTGGAAAAATGGCAGAAGAGCTTCTCTAAGCCCACTGCCGCAGCGAAGAAAGGAGAATAAGTGATGCCCTCTCCGTTTGATATGATTACTCACAGCCCTATCATGCAACTTGCAAATCTAGCTCGTGCAGGGCAGAACCCGATGGGGCTTATCCAGCAGCTGGGTGGGCAGAGCACACCCATCATGCAGGGGCTGAACCTGATTCAGGGCAAAAACGAAGCACAACTCCGAACGATGGCGCAGAACTTGGCCAAAGAGCGCGGCATCGACCTGAACCAGCTGGCAAGCGCCCTGAACCTGACGCTGCCCCGATAACGCATCCCTCTAAGCGAAACGCTTCTCAGTTTTGCGGACTTGACAAAAACCGCTTTTGTTTGGCTTCGCCCATCGCATACGGCGGTGGGATGGTATAACGCAAAACTGAAAGGAGTTTTGTTATGGATGATTTTGCAACTGGCTATCTGGCTGGGCAGGACGGCGGCAATAACAACGGCGGATTCTTCGGCAACGAGGGTCTTTGGGCTGTTATTATCCTCGCCATCATCTTCGGCTGGGGCAACTACGGCAACGGGCGCAATGGCAGCGACAACGGTATGGCGAGCTACATCCCCTATCTGGTCGGCACTGGTGCAACTGGTCAGGGCGGTGCAGACACCCGCGCGGCTCTGTCTGAGGGCTTTTATCAGCAGGATACCTCCCGCTCTCTGGCTGGCATCCAGAGCGGTATCTGCTCTCTGGGCTATGACCAGCTGGCGCAGATGAACGGCGTCAACACCAACATCGCAAACGGATTTGCTGGCGTGAACAGTGCCATCTGTCAGCTTGGCTACCAGAACGCACAGCTCGTGAACGGTCTTGAACGCAGCGTGTCCAACGGTGACAACGCCATTAGCCTTGCTATCATGCAGGAGGGCAACGCACGGCAGGCGGGTCAGACCGCTCTTGCCACGCAGCTTGCATCTTGCTGCTGCGAGAACAAGCAGTTGATCGGCGACCTGAAGTATACCATCGCAACGGAGGACTGCGCTACCCGTCAGGCTATCGCAGACAACGCCCGCGCCATCGTGGACAACTGCAACGCCAACTTCCGCAGCATGATGGACTACTTCACGCAGGATAAGATTGCCACTCTGACTGCTGAGAACCAGAGCCTGAAGTTCGCCGCTTCTCAGGATCGGCAGAATGCGCTTCTGACCACTGCAATGAACGCACAGACCGACACCATCCTGAACCGGGTCAATCCTCGTCCGATTCCCGCTTATCAGGTGGCAAACCCCAACTTGGGCGTGAACTGCTGCGGCTGCTGCTAACCAACACACTCCCCGATAACACCGGGTGAACCATCGGGGCAGGGGTAAGACACCTCTGCCCCTGATTTTTTAGGAGGAAAACATTATGGCTTGCAAAACAAGCTGCAAACTCTGCCCCCATTTGGTGCTGAGTCAGTCCGTTACGTTTGCCAACGATACGTTGACCATCAATATCCCTGCTGGCTCTTACGCAGCGGGAGAAAAATATTGTCTGGTCATTGCTCAGGCTTTGCCGGACACGACCACCATCAACGCTCCTGTGGTCATTACCATCGGCGCAGGTACGACCGCATACCCTCTGACCGACTGTAACTGCGCTCAGGCAACCGCCGAGAGCATCCACACCCGCACCCGCTATGCTACCCGCGTTACAACGTCTGCGACCGGCACCGGTACGTTCAAGTATCTTGGCTGCTTCTGCCGTTCCCACGCCGGTGCGCCCGCGTCCATTTCTTGAGGAGGTGTAGATTATGGGCAAGACTAATTTTCGCCGCATGATGATGCTCCGTGACCACGACAAAAACCGTGAGCCGGAACGTGACCGCCTTGAGGAAGAGCGTGACCGCAGGGAACGTGAGATGGAACGCCGTCTGCGCAAGCTGGAAGGCGGCAACGACCGCTATCCCTACTATCCGCAGGAGGAGAACCGCTACATCGACCCTTACCCTATCCCCCGCTACCCTGACGTAGAGTATGCGCGCAAGATGCCGCAAATCGGCTTCTCGCAGAACGGAGACTGGGACAAGCGGTCTGGGCAGTACGAACATGGCGGTGCTGACAGCCGCTCCATCAAGATGCCGCGTCAGCACCTCACTCACGATGAAGCAGAGGAATGGTGTGACAGCATGGTCAATGCTGACGGCACAAAGGGCTGTCACTGGACGTTGGAACAGACACAGGACGTTGCCAAACAACGCAATATCACCTGTGACCCGAACGATTTCTGGGCTGTCATGAACATGATGTACTCGGACTATTGTCAGGTTGCAAAGCGTCAGTCCGTCGACACTCCGGGATTCTACGCTGACATGGCAAAGGCGTTCCTTGAGGACGCAGATGCCGCAGATGGTAAGGCATATCTCTACTGGGATTGCATTGCTGATAAGTAAACGAAAGAGGGAGTCGGTGTTTCGCCGACTCCCTCTTATTATCTTGACAACTGATTATCCCAAGTCAATCTGGTCTTTCGATGCTGCAACGGACAGGTTATAGATGTATTCCCCTGCCGTAAATCCGTGCTTGCGTGCTTCTCTCGTAACAAACGTCCGCTCGCTGTCGCTCATAAGGATTGTGATTCGCTTGCTGCGTTTTCCGTCACCCTTCTGCCCCTGATGAGAAGTGTAAGGCTGAATCTCCATCGTGCGCTTTGCATCGCTGACAGATAGGTTGGTAAGCGCAATCATAATCTGCTGGTTCTGCTGAACGATGGCTTGCAGGACTTCCGTGTTCTTCATCAACACTTGCAGGATTGCATTGTCCTGTGCATCAGGCTTGTTCTCCTGCTGGTTCATGCTATAAGAACCAGTTTTACGAAGTGTAGGGAGAACATCGTGCGTTACCCAGTGCTTAAACCGGCCAGCGGAATCCAACTTGCTTCCAAAGATAAGAGCGTACACACCAGATTCGTTTATAATCGTCAGTCCTCTGGACGGAACTTCAAAGGTCGTTGATTGCGACCTTTGAAGAATCTTGCGATCTTCTTCATCAACGTGTTTCAAAACCGCATCTTTTGGGTTCACATAACCGAGTGCGAGCGCAATATCTCTTGCAACGAACCAAATTTCGTTTTTAATCAAGATAGTACGAATCTGTCCGAACTCTTTGTTGCTGAAAACTTGAAGTTTGCTTTTGTTATCCATCATATCCTCCATATTCAACTGTTTGGCATCTTCCATGCCGACCTCATACGCCTTGTAAGTGATTCGAGATAATGCTTCCGCAATCTCATAATCATCCTTATTCAGCGGACGACCATTGCTGTTTTTCTTGAAGTTTTCAAGAATTTCTTCTTTCGTTGCCGGAATGTTCATTGACTTTACTACAAAATATTGTTTGTAATACAACAATGAAGATGATATAATGGATTTACCATCCATAGTTGTATGGTGTTATAATCCCCTTTCACTGCTCGTCCGCCAAGACTTATGACAGTGTTAGGGGATTTCTTATTTAGTCAGCCTTTCATAAAGCTCATTAACCATGCTTTCAAGCAAATCTGTTTTCGTTTTGCCTGTGATTTCAGAACAAATTTGAAGTTTTTTCACCGTACTTTCGGTTGCTCTTAAACCGATTTGCTTATTTTTGGGTTCACTGCCAACGATAGGGCGACCCATTCTCGGCGTCATATCATCACCTCGCAAACTAACGCCTAAACATAATATACCATATGTTTATACAAAAGTCAAGTGTACGAAAGCTACACGCATTTCAACGTCAATTCGTTAGAAAATGCGTGTTTTTTATTTTCGCTTCAATCTTCGAGAAAATCTTCCAACTCAATCTTCCCCTCTGCCGCCGCAACTGCCAGAGCGTACACAAACTGTCCAATCGTCATTCCGTGCCTCCGAGCTTCACGGTTGATGTACTTGCGCTCTTCCTCGCTCATAAGGATGGTAATGCGCTTTGAACGCTTGCCATCACCGCTTGCAACGCCCTGATGCGATTCCGGCATCGGGATTTTTTTCTTTGTCAAACCAGCTTCGGCTAGTGCGCCGGGAACGTCGCCTTGTTCGATAAGACGTTGAACTTCCTTCGCCTGTTTCAGTTTCTTCGGCTTACTTTCGCTGACTATGGCATTGTTCGGCTGTGCTTCGCCGTCTTTGGCTTGCTTCGGCTTAATACTGCTTAACAGCGCTTCATTGGGCTGTGCATGGCTGTCTGTGGCTTCACTGGGCTTAATCGGTGCTTGTTCGGCTTCGTTCGGCTTTGCTTGGCTTACTTCTTCTTCCTTTGGCTCACTTCGGCTTAATGTCTGTTCCGAAAAAATAGGCTGAAAATCAAAGCCGCCAAGCAAGCCTGTTGATTTTTTGCTGGTTGATTTCATTCCTCTTCCTCCATTTTTGCGCCACATACCGGACAAAAATTCCAAACCCACTTGTCAAAATCACTTTCAGGAATCATTCCGCCACAGTTACTGCATTTGATTGCCTGCTCTGTATGGCTGTTATCGTAATCGTCCTGAATAACAAAAGCTAAACCATCTGGACGTTCCCATTTTGCTTTTAGCTGCAAATCTTGTACATCAGCATTTCTTAACGCTCTTAGTCTTTCTAACGCGTCTTCCAACGCTTGATTGTCACCTTCTTCAAGAAGCCTGTTTCGATAATATTCCATCAAGGGAGCAACATCTACAATCTTCTTGTTCATTTTGTATCCCCCTCCACAATCATCCGTGCCAACGCCTTAAAATCCTCTGCGCTGGTGCTTTTTGCCGTGTCGCCACTGAACAGGCTGTGACGCTCTGCCTGCGCCTTACGAACGCCCATAGACGGTCTAATCTTCACGTCCAACAGCGTTGTACCCATGCTCTGTGCAATCACAGGAAGCTGCTCCACAACCTCTTTGGACAGGTTCTCACGGCTCTTGTACTGGTTCAGAAGCAGACCCTCAATCTTCAATGTCGGGTTGAAGTATCTGCGAACATCGCTGATGGTCTGCGAAAGCTGGCTCAAACCAGCCAGTGCGTATCGGTCTGCCGTGATGGGCACGATGATGCTGTTGGCGACGATCAGTGCGTTCACAAGCGCAAGGCCAAGCTGCGGGGGAGTGTCCAGCACAATGTAATCATACTGCGCAGACACGCTTTCAAGGGCTTCTCGCAGCCGAAAGTTCTTGCCCATGTCCCGGACAAGCTGCTCGTCAATGTCCTTCAGTGCGTTGTCAGACGGCAGAATGTCACCAGCTTCACAGTGCTGGATTCCTTCTTCGACCGTGCCTTGCCGGGTCATCACATCAAACAGGGTGCATACGTCCTCTGTCTGTGCGCCGTAGGTATCTGTTGCGTTGCACTGGGCATCGCAGTCCACCAGCAACACCTTCTTGCCAATCAACTGCAATGCGCCAGCCAGACAGGTACTTGTGGTGGTCTTTCCTGCGCCGCCCTTCTGGTTGGCGACAGCTATGATTTTTGCCATTTTATCACTCTTTCTTTATTCTTTCACTGGTTCTGGCATCGGCATCCAATGGGTGAATTTCTGATATTTTGTCCTCCACCAACATTTCCCATTCCATTGAGCCGTAATCGTATGCGTTCCACAGAAATATGGCCCATTAGAAACGCAAGACACAAGATACGTTCCTGGTTCTTCTGGTAGCCTGTCTTTCACACTAATCCATTCCATTCTTTCTCCTTTCTGCTTAATGTGCTACATCTGACTACTTCAAGAAGCTATCATCAAACGTAGCGTAATCATCAAGGTCTGCATCTTTCAAAATTGAGTACATATAAGCGCCGGGGTCTTTTTCAATCTTATCAAGCCGCTCACTGACAAGAATCCTGTACGCATTCTCAATGATGTTCACAACAGCCTCTTTTTTCTTGTTAGGCTTGATGTTCGGATACTTCTCCGGCAATCTCTTTGCCACCAGCTTTGCAGTCAAGATACACTGACTTTTAGACATCTCTGGCGCAATAGATGCCCAATCCACATCCTCGTATGCGCCGCTGCGGGGCTTTCTGGCAGGTCGTTGGCTCTTTGGAACATCTTTTAGCTCTACGCTTTCAACCTCGTTAGCTTCCACGTCTATGACTGGCTCATTAGACTTGAAAGCTACATTGAACTTCACAGCAACCGCATTGCGACCTCTCATGACCTTGTCATATTCAACGCACAGGTCTGATACTTCGTTTATTTCAGCTACCGCAATATCAATGACACGCCGCCTAAGATGCTTGAACTCTTGATAGCTAGGTTCTCTTGCGCCAAGCTGTTCCCTTAATCTATCCAGCGTAATTTCTGGCTGGCTCACGCCACGTCCGATGAACTCTCGGAGAATTGAATACAGCAAAATGCTATACTGCGATTTCATATTTGCTGTGTAGCGCAAGCGATACTTGACATATCCACGCTCCGCAATGTCAAAGAAAACAGGTTGCAGAAGCGGGTTACAACATAACGACACAGTAATATTCATCAAACTAGGTTCAAAGTTTACAGTTGCTCTGCTGAACAGGGGATACAGGTCAAACGAGCCTGAACCGTCACCTCTAGGAACTTCAACGGAGTTGTCGATGAAATGCTTGACCTGTGCTTTCAAATTCCTAGAGTTGATTTTTAACCCCAAAAATTCGCAATATTCTTGTAACGTAAACTGAACCGTTGAAGTTTCAGGGTCTCTCGGATTGATGCGGCTAAGATACACTTCAAGTAACCGTAGCTCTCCTGCTGTATAGTCAGTAAACTTTGCCCAAACAAGCTGTCTGCTTTTTTCAACCAAGTTCCCGCCTTTAATATCGGACACTCTTATCACGCCTCCTCTCGTATAAGAGTATATCACAAACAGGTGTACAAATCAATAGCAAGTGTACACCTGTTTCCACTTTTTGTACACCTAACTATCCACATTTCGTACACCTATTTCCACAATCTGTACACCTATATCCATTTTTTGTACACCTCTTTACATTATATAAAACAAGACTATTAACAAGATTATAAAATAACTTCTACTAATAACAGAAGAAGAAAATTTTCCACAAAATCTTTTCTTTCTCTCTTAAAAAGTGGAAAACGCAAAGCAAATATCGCTAAATAAACAGATGTTCAACACCCGAAAGGTTGAAACACTTAACGGTTAGGTTTACCTAACGTGTACAAAAAGTGGATGAAAAAATTTTAAGTCAATGTTATGGGGGGACGGATTGACGAACCGGCCAATCACAGGTAATAGATTGACGATAATTCGTTATTTATTCCGCGCGAATATTGTCGATTTCCGGTCTATGGGGGACGAAATGACAAGGTAAATTTGCCCGATAGGTGTACAAAAAGTGGATGAACGTGTACAAAATGTTCTTCAAAAACTTCGATAATTCGACAATCAGCCACTTATGTTATTTGGATTTACAGTATAGGAATCGTTAGACTTCATGGCAGCTTCTGTTCCAGCGTCCTGCGCCTGATAGAGAATTTCCATCTTTGGGGCTGTTCCGTTCGGGTCTGGGTCTGTTCCGGTAGCCTGTGCCATCTCATAGCTACCAGACACCATCCGGCAGACAGAGACCCTGTCCTTTAACGGCGTATGGAGGTTTGCCAGAATCTCCGTCAGTACGCCGATGTGGTCTGAGCCGTGATCTCCGTACCGGATGTACAACAAGGCATCTATCTCATAGGAGGAACACTCCATCATAGCATCTATGAGAATCTGACGTTTCTCCATGTCGGAAGGGTCATCCTCAAGGTGTTCCAGCAGCCCTGGGTGAATGCAAGCGTCCATGTATCGAGCCACCGATACGCCGCAGCAGGTGAACCAGCGCATAGCCATCGGAAGGGAAATGGATGCCAGACCTTGCTCCCAATTTGCTATCGTTCCACGATTCACGCCCATTTTTGCCGCTAACTTCTGCTGGCTCAAGCCGGAACGCATTCGAGCTATCTCCAATGCTTTGGCTGTTCTTACCAAATATTCATCCATAAATTCTCACCCTTTCAACAAAATCCAGCAAAACTGCTGGGTTCGACAAGCCAAAAAATGGAAAAAGCTGCTATGGAGAACCAACAGCAGCCTATGTTATAACTGTATTGTCAAAAAATTCCAAAGAGGAAGGGAACAAAAATGAGAGAAACTGTAATCTGGAACCATGAACGTATGCCGATCATCGACGGAATGCCTGCAAGCGTTCCCGATGGGCAACCGCACACACCTGAACCATGGGAGGAAAGCTAATGAACCGAACTGTAGATGCTCTGATTATTCCATACGCTCGCAGACGGACGCTAGAGCTTGTTCTGAGCCTTTCTGCGTACGAAGCTGATAAAGACGCTTACCTCGAAGCAAAAGGCATCCTGGAACGCGCCATAGCCGCCTTAGACGATGGACGCGACCCGGCAGATAACATCGAACGCATTGACGGGCAGCTCGTAGAGCTGTGATTGGAGGAAAGATGGACTTTACGAACGGATTCTATAAAACAGAAAACCCTATTATTCTTGAAGAAGTGAAAACCTTCCTTCAGTCAATGGAACGGCGTGGGGCAACCGTAAAAGACTTAGACGATGCCATTGTGCAGCTAAACAATGTTTCGCACAGCATCAGCACAAATGCGCTCGTCAAAGCAGATGTGCTAGACGATTTACCGGATAACCCCTTTCGTTCCATGCTCAACGGAATGTTACAAAGCAAAGGGTAACTTAAACTTAATGTGGCTCTTAATCATTGTCATCGCAATTTTTGGCTTCCCTGATGTGAAGTAATGGATGCGAAGAAAACGTTCAAATTTTATGAAGTTGTTAAAAATGCATTGACTTGACAACTAAAAGGCGTATAATCATATCAAATGAACGTTCGTACTTACCGATTGGGAGGATATGCCACAATGAGTGAACAAGAAAGAGCCAAGATTGACCGATTTATTGCATGGCTACTGGAACATCCTGAAAAGATTCCAGCAGCGGAACAAGCACTAGACTTAGAGTAACAGAAAACCCCTTACGCAGAGCTACACCAGCCCGGCACAAGGGGTTTTTTATTTTACCGGGCATGAACGTCACATCTTCTCGATCAGGTTCATCAGCGCTTCACGCTGCTCCTTCGGCATAGATTCAAGTTTTTTTCTAATCCGTTCCACTGCTGCATCGACTTCACTTTGCGGCTGCTGGGGCGGGTTTTCTTTTTGGTTGCCCGTAAGAAGGTAGTCAACCGTAACATCGAAATACTGTGCCAGCTTAACGGCATTTTGATTAGTCGGCTTTGCATCGTTCCCTGCACTTGCTTCGGTTCTCCAATAGCTATAAGCAGATTTCGGAACGCCAGCTTCAGTTAAAGCACGAGACGGCTTTACTCTCTTTTGCTCGCATAGCCTTACGAAATTGTCAAAAAACACAAAACATACCTCCAGCGTTTGTACAAGATGACAAAGTTCTACCACTTGAACAAAAACACTTGAAAAGTTCTACTACTTGTGCTTTAATAAGGTTACCGGGTTCAATCGGTAGAACAAATTAAAGACTTTGAACAAATAGAAGAACGTTCGATAATGTTTTTGCTTGACACCATAATATTATCATATTCTTTCAAAAAGTTCAAGTACTAGAACAAGAAAGGAGAAAAAATTTGCTTCCTAAGTGGACAGGCGATGTTGTGGGAACGCTTCACGTTAACAGCATCGAAATCAGAGAGCTTGCTGCAAAAATGGGATGCGCACCGGAATACTTGGGAAAAATCCTGAACGGTAAGCGTGAGCCTAAAAATGCGGAAGCTAAGGTGAAAGAAGCTCTGGAAGAGCTGTTGAATGAAAGAGAGGGAAAATGAGCGACATTATCTTATCCATGCGAAATGGCAAGCCTGTGGTTTCAAGCCGTCAGATTGCAGAGAACTTCGATAAGAACCACCGTGACGTTCTCAGGGCGGTGGACAATCTAAAAGAAGATGTGCGCAATTTTGCGCAGATGTTTTTTGAAAGCACCGAAGCGGACAGCTACGGCAGGGAACAGAGAACTTATCTCATGAACCGTGACGGCTTCACCCTGTTGGCTATGGGATTCACCGGAAAGGCTGCTCTTGAGTGGAAGCTCAAGTACATTGCAGCGTTCAACGAGATGGAAAAGAAGCTGACCGAACAGCCGCAGCTTACCCGCTCGCAGCTTCTCGCAACTGCACTGATCGCAGCGCATGAGGAACTGGAACAGAAGGACAAGCAGATTGAAACCATGAAACCGAAAGCGCTTTTTGCAGATGCCGTGAGTGCTAGCAAAAAGAGCATTTTGGTTGGTGAAATGGCAAAGTTGCTATCTCAGAACGGCATTAACATCGGTCAGAACCGCTTGTTTGACTGGCTACGCCGGAATGGCTATCTCATCAAAGACCCGAAACGTAGCGATTACAACTTGCCTACACAGCGGAGTATGGAGATGGGGCTGTTTGAAATCAAAGAGACCACGATTCAGCACAGCGACCACATTTCTATCAACCGCACTCCGAAGATTTCCGGTCGCGGCCAAGTCTACTTTGTAAACCTCTTCTTGAAAGTAGAGAAGAACCAGAAAGCGGAGGGCTGAACATGGAACAGATTATCACCTTAAAGGTAGACCTTGAATACCCGGAAGAAGCCAAGTTCGCCATCGACGCTGCGGCCAAGACCTACTCGGATTTTAAACGTGAGCAATCGGTAAGGCGCTTTGTGGAGAACGGTTGTACTCCGGAAGACGCAGAGAAAATCGCAAAGTTCATCCAGTTTCTCGACCAGTGCTTTTCCGAACACAACGAAAGAGTCTTGAGAAAGGCAAGTGAGTCAGATGGAGGTTAAGAGCTGCGAACGCTGCGGAGCGCCTCTCGGCGAAGTCATCAAGACAAAACGGTATTGCAAAGAATGCGCAGTATTAGCTAGGAGAGAGAATCAAGCAGCGCGACGCGCTCCATATGGCGTCGTTCCTTGCGAGTGGTGTAAAAAGCCAATGCGCAAGCTGTATGAGCATCAAAAATATCACCAGAAATGCGCAAATATAGTAAAGCGTAGGCAGATGGCCAAGTGGTGGAAAGAGCATTCGGATTATATCAAGTCTCCCACCCGCAAGGCCAGACCGGAAGGAAACCAGACACAAGAAAAGCCTAAGCCGAAGTACACCATCAAACAGATGAACGATAAAGCGAAAGAGCTTGGAATGAGCTACGGCCATTACAGCACTTTGCTTGCACAGGGAAAGGTAGACCCTCCTGATGAACGGTAAATACTACGGCCAACGGGAAATCCGCTGGCGAAGCCGGGAGAAAGAGCGGCTGGAACACATCCAACGCAAGCGGAGGATGGCAAACGATGAAGAAAGCAATAAACAGCTTCAACAAAAGCAGCCCATGGCAGAAGCGCTGGCAAAAGCGTGAATCTTTAAGACTGGAACATATCGAGAAAGAAAGAGTGAGCAAAAATGAAAAAAATCAAAGTCAGAATCACATTCACCGAAGCGGTTCTCGGCACTTGGCCTAGCAACCAGAACATCGCGCGAGAGTTCATCGCCAGCAAGTCCCCTGATGCAAGCACTATCGAAGACGAAGTGGCCGCTCTGGGTGCTGATGCTGTGGCAGATAAGGGCATGACGGTGTTCCCTCGCAACGAGAACGGCGAACCCATCCTGTATGACTACCAGATTAAGGGCTTCTTCAAGGATTCTTGCGGTATGCTGGGGCGTATCGGCGGCAAGACCGAAACTGGCAAAAAGAAAGCCGTGAACGAAAGCGGCAAGCTGACGGCCTACAAGAAGGTCATTGATGGTCTGATTTTTGTTCAGCCCCGCATGATTCCCATTCATGTGAATGGTGAGATTACCGAGTGCCAGCGCCCACTCCGTGCTCAGACTGCGCAGGGCGAGCGGGTGAGCCTCGCCAACAGCGAACAGATTCCCGCTGGTTCGACCTGCGAGTTTGAAATCGTTCTTCTGGACGATTCTCACGAAAAGGTCGTGCGTGAGTGGTTGGACTACGGTGCTCTGCGTGGTATCGGCCAGTGGAGAAACAGTGGCAAAGGCCGTTATACCTACGAAGTCCTCGATTAAATGCTATGGCAAAGTAACGCAAGGATGGGACTAGCAAAGGCACAGCTTTTCAATGAAAGGCGAGGCAATGGCAAAGTGTGGCTTTGAACCGCGCAGCAAAGGCAATGCAAAAAAATTGAGGAGATTTGCAAAGGCGAGGCCGAGAAAAGCATGGAAATGCAGTAGCATGGCGAAGCAAGGCTCAGACGAGCAATGGAATTGCACGGAACCGACATGAGCGGCGCAGCAATGGCTATGGATGCAAGGCGTAGCTTTGATAAGCAAAGGCATCGAACCGCGGCGACGTGCGACGCAATGGCAAAGAATAGAAACGATAGGCTAAGGCATTGAGTAGCTAGGAGCAGAACGGCAACGGCAAAAACGAAAGGAGACAAAATGAAAGCACTGATTGAAGTGGCCCTGATGTGGGGCATAGCACTGGCAGTGGTTTTGGCGGTATTTCTGCTGAACTTCTGGATGGTGCATCACATCGGTATTCTGGTAGGCGCATCAGCTACCCGTGGAATTATCGCGACGTCTGTGGCAATGGCTACGGCATGGATACTGAGTTTTGGAGGTAATAAGAGTGAAAAGCCTGAAAGCTAATGTCCTTTGTACGCTTGGAATCGCGTTAGCAATCTTTTCAGTAGGATGCGGCGATGCAATCCAGAAAAGCCAAAGCGTGGTAGCAATGTTTGGATACGTTTTCCTTTCGTGTAGCTTTCTCGCCGCAGCACTCGTCTTGTGTGCCATTGGGGTCAGCTCTGAAAATGAACGCATTGAACAGGAAAATCGCAAAGTAAAACGCATTCCTCACCACACCAACGAGTGGAGGGATGCACGATGAAATGCCCGATGTGCGGTAGCGACAACATTACAACGGTTGACAGCCGGTCAGACTATGACAGCATCGCTCGACGCAAGAAGTGCCTTGTATGTAACTACCGATGGTCTACCATCGAAATCGATAAAGACCAGTGGCACAGTGCGTTGCAAATCAAAGAAGAACGAAAGAGAGGAAGACCTCAAAATGATTAACCTTGACAGATTCGGTGGTGTGACCGAGCCGGAGGACGGCGTGTATTTCCTAACCCGTGAGCAGGAAGCAGAAGCCAAAGAAGCTGACCGGCTGGCTGAGATTGAGGACTTGCAGTCCGAAATCGAGGACAGGGAAGCGGAGCTGAAAGACCTCCGTGCGCAGTTGGCAGAGCTGATGGCTGGCTGATTTTATACAGCCAAGTTAAGCCAAAGTAAGAACAATGAAGCCTAATGAAGCCGAAGAAAGGAAAGAAAAATGGCAGTATTAGTAATGGTCTACGGTCACTCCGGCAGCGGTAAGTCCGCTTCGCTTCGGAACTTTGACCCGGAACAGGTGGCAGTCATCAACGTGCTTGGCAAGCCGCTGCCGTTCCGTAGCAACGTGAAAACCTATATCACAAACGACTACGGCAAGATTGATGCCGCAATCCACAGCACCAAGCGCAAGTCCATCGTCATTGACGATGCCACCTATCTTATGACCGGCGAGTTCATGCGGAACGCAAAGGTCGCTGGATACCAGAAGTTTACCGACATGGCAGCTAACTTCAATGCCTTGCTGATGCGGGCGAAGGAACTGCCGGACGATGTGGTGGTCTACTTTTTCGGTCACAGCGAGCGTGACGGAGACGGTGGCGAGAAGTTCAAGACCATCGGTAAGCTGTTGGACGAGAAGGTCTGCGTGGAAGGGTACTTCACCATCGTTCTGAAAACCGTTGTGCAGGATGGGCGATACCTGTTCAGCACTCGCAATGATGGAATGGACACCGTGAAAACCCCTCTTGGGATGTTCAACGATGCGCTGATCGAGAACGACCTCGTTGCCGTAGACAAGACCATCCGTGAGTATTACAACATACCGGTTCAGCCGGATAACAAAGGAGAGTAACAGATGAAGAACATCAACTGGAATGACGTACAGGAAGCCACCGAGCGCCGTAATCTGCTTGTTGGCGGCTATGTTGCCGGTATCTGCAAGGCAACGGACGAACCCGCAAAGGAGCGTCTGAAAATCGAGTGGGAAGTCGCAGAGGGCGAGTTCAAAGGTTACTGGCGTGAGCAGACCGCTTCCCTCATCGAACGTGGCAAGCTGAATCCGGGCGAATGGGCATGGGGCGGCAAGACCATCAAGAGCTACAAAGAGAAGGCACTGCCATTCTTCAAGGGCTTCATTACCGCTGTGGAGCAGTCCAATCCCGGCTACAAGTTCAACAACGATGAAAAGACCCTGCGTGGAAAGTTGGTCGGCGTGGTTCTCCGCGAGGAAGAGTACATGGGCAACGATGGCAACATTAAGACGAAGTTGGTCGTTGACCGCTTTACCAGCGTGGATAAGATTCGTTCCGGCGATTATGAGGTTAGACCGAAGAAAACGATGGCTGGTGGGTCTGGTTCCGGCTACTCGCAGGGCGGGAACGATGACTTTTCGGTGATTGAAGAGGACGGAAGCCTTCCCTTCTGACCTGTAATCCGTTACCTCCTACCTTATATAAGAGCTGCGCTATCTGGCTGAACGGGCGTTTGGAAAGATGAAAGTTTTAGTTGCCTGTGAGGAATCGCAGGAAGTCTGCAAAGCATTCCGGGCGAAAGGTCACGAAGCCTACTCATGCGACATTCAGGAGCCGTCCGGCGGGCATCCAGAGTTTCACATCTTGGGCGATGCGCTCAAGACTATTGAGGGGGGCAAGTCGTGACGATGGACGGCGTAACGCATGACGTTGGCAAGTGGGACTTGCTCATTGCGCACCCGCCTTGCACATACCTGTCGAACGCTGGCGCACGGTTCCTTTACCCGAAAGGCGTTCTGAACGAACAGCGGTTGCGTAAAGGTCTGATGGCAAAGGATTTCTTTCTGCACTTCTTGTGGGCTGATATTCCGAAGATTGCGGTTGAGAATCCGATTCCGTCATCCGTCTACTGCTTGCCAAAATACACACAGACCATTCAGCCGTACCAGTTCGGACATCCGTTCAAAAAGAAAACGTGCCTTTGGCTGAAAGGACTGCCGGAGCTTGAACCAACCGATGAAATTCCGCTTGAGCAATGCGAAAGCACGAAGGTTGCCGGGAATTGGTTCAATCATGGCGGTAAAGACCGACAAGCGAACAGAGCAAAAACATTTCCGGGCATTGCAAAAGCAATGGCTGAACAGTGGGATTGATAGAATGATTACCTGTTGCAAAGATTGCACATCACGCCACCAAGCCTGCCACGACACCTGCGAGAAGCACAAGGCAGAGAAGAAAGACTTCGAGGAGCGGAAGGCGTTCGTGTATGAGCTGAACCACAGCCAGAGCGTGTACCACCGTGATTATGAGGACAAGCACCGGGAACGTGGCAAGAAACGGTTTCTCGGAAGTGAATTTAGAGGTGAACGATAAATGGGAGCTTTCATTGCAAGACAACCTAATGGTCTGCTGTGCCGGTTTTCTTCGGTGGTCGATTGCATTACCGATTACAACATGACCGAAGATGAATACATCGAAATGTGTGCAGAAAAAGCACGAAAAGAAGCACGAGATGTTCTTGACCATTATATTGAGCCGTTTGAGATTGTTGACAGGTGTTTCTTCCCGAACAACATGACAATCGAAGAACACAAGCGGATTATGAAAGAAATGGAAGAACCTGCTGACAAGGCAACTCATATTCCATAAATTTAGAGGTGAACGAGGATGAGACTTATTGACGTAGAGCCGTTCATTAAAGCGTGGAAGCAAAGTGGGAACGGTAAAAAAGCCCAAGCTAAAGCGCTTATGAACAGTGGAATTTACTCTGAATACGATAAAGGCGTTGTTCTTGACGGCGCTGCTAACCTTGTTTTGGCACTTGCCGAAATGCTTGAAAACGCTCCATCAACTACATGGACAAGTGTAAAGGACAAACAACCGGAAAAAGATGGAATTTACCTTGCTGTTTACGATTTTTGGAATTGTAAAAACATAATTGCGGCAATGGAATTTGTAAACGGAAAGTGGGTTGACAATGGCAATCCGGTCAAATTCTGGATGCTGATTCCTAAAATTCCGGGAGAAAACGAATGAACACCGGCAAACAGTTTGAAGCGGACTTCAAAGCATCCGTCCCATCCGATGCGTGGTGCTACCGCCTGAGAGACAGTGCTGCCACCTACTACGGCGGCAACGAGAACCTGTCCTTTTCCATCGACAACATCTGCGACTTCCTTGTGTACCGATACCCGATGAACCACCTGTTCGAGCTGAAAACCATCGAAACGCCCTCTATCCCTCTGGAAAAAGTGTTCGGCAAGTACGACAAGGCAAAGTGCAAATACCGTAAGGAAAAGCACATCACTGATATGGTGGAAGCAATGGGGTATGGCGGTCAGACCGCTCATGTGATAGTCAATTACAGGGCGGTCAACCGCACCTTTGCAATCCCTGCCAGCAAGGTTCTGTCGTTCCGTTACAACGAGAGCCGAAAGAGCATCCCTTGGCAGTGGGCAGAGCAAGAGGGGATAGAGGTCAAAGCAAAAAGGCTGCGTGTCCATTGGCGGTATGACGTGGATGGGCTGCTAAAGAGATTGGAGAAAGAAAATGCCAAATTGGTGTGAAGGAAAACTCAAAGTCCGTGGAAATCCCGAAAACATCGTGCGCTGGTTTACGGATTGCGTGACTGTTTATGACCGCCCCTATTTCGACAAAAACAAGTTTCCGAATGGAGAGTGGGTCTACAAGGAAATCCATGATGGAGCATTGCTTTCTTACGATGATGAGACGTTCTACATCAACGTGAAAGACACCGCTTACATTGAGGGCACTATGAAGAACTTCGTCGAAAAGTTCTTCACTGAACAGATTGCTGATGGCGACAACGCAATTCTTGTTCTTCCTGTCATGGCTGCATGGTCAATGGAACCTGAGCCATACGAAGAAATGTCTAAAAAGTATAGGTTGGATTTCAGATTCTATGGATTTGAAAGCAGTGGATGCGTAAATCAGGAGATGGAAGTCATTGAAGGCGAAACAACCATCAACCGTGAAATCAAATTTGATGATTACCGTTGGGAGTGCGCAGACCCGCTAATGGGAGGTTGAAACATGGAAATTAATGTTGAGATTTGCGACCGATGCGGTGAGTGCTTTTCGTGGAGCGGCGAAGCGGACGGAATCCGAAAAGTGAAAATCAAAGAACGCGGCTATGAATGTTCGCCAGACAGGTCGTTCGTTCTTTGCCCCTCTTGCATGGCAAAGCTGAACGACTGGCTGAAAGGAGAAAAAAGTGAGTAAGAAAGTTTCAGACATTCTGCCCGAGACTGAAATCTTGGCGCAGTTGGCAGAAGAAGCATCCGAACTGGCACAAGCTGCGTTGAAGCTGCGCCGGGCGCTGGACGGAACAAACCCAACACCAAAAGATATTGAAGAATGCAGATACAATATCTTAGAAGAATTTGCGGATGTGTTAAATTGCATTAACGCTTATTGTTGCGATGACGACTTTGTATTTCACAATTTCACCACGAGAGCAATAAAGATCAGGCATAAAAAGCTTGACCGTTGGCTCTCTCGCCTTGAAGCAAAGGAACAGTCGGATGAATAAATTTGGAAACTGCCCACTGTGCGGAAAACAGGTCAAGCCGACCAACCTCCGCAAAATCGCACGGCAGAATCAGTTGTACGGATTCCACATGGCTCTGGATGGAATCGCCGCCACATGGGGCGCACTGATTCAGAACCTTCGGTGCGATGCAGACCTGACCGATGAACAGGTGCCGAAAATCATCTGCATTGGTGACAGGTATTGGGAAATGGTCGGCAAGTTCAAAGAAGAGGACATGCCCCCTGACGAGTTTGCAGATTACATCACCGCAAAGTCAGAGCAAGTCGAAAAAGAGCTGAGAGAAAGGTGGAGCTGATGGCAATATTTTCGGTAGAAGCTATTTCGGAAATCACTTCAATAAATCCAAAGTCTTGCCGTATTAAAAGAGCAACGTTCACTTGTTACTTCTGCAATACTGCTATTTCTGTGTGTGATGAACGCGTTGCAACTGCGATGGCAGATAATGGAGAAATTCCTATTTGTCCGATTTGTGGAAGGAAAACTGTATGCAGTCTATATGAGTTTCAATCGCACGAAAATCCAAACATCATAGAGGATGTTAGATGGAGGTAACAATGTTTGAATTTGCAACTCGCTGGCTGGTCTGCCTAGTCTTGCTGGCGGTAGTGGTTCAGTCCGAACGGACAATCAAGAACGTGGCATACAACCTGTTTGAAGAAAGGCAGGCAATGCTTGTCTGGCTGTTCGTCAACGTGTGTCTGGTCGTTTGTACGGCTGTTGTGATGGGGTGGAGGTAAAAACATGAACAGATATGACATTGAAAAGAGAATGGAAAGAAGTCGTAGAAAGTTTGCGATTCTGCAAGGCGTTGTGATCGCTTTTATTGCAGTCGTGGCGGTTTCGTCTATCGTATTTTCCATCTTTATGTATAAGGGCTTGTTTTCCGCAGACATTCCCGAATGGATGAAGTGGGCGTTTGTGTTTCTTGGGAGGTAAAAATGGAAATTCGTGGAGAGCATGGCAAACAGAAAGTTCGTTTTGATTCGCTCAAGGAAGGAGAGCCGTTTTACTACAATAGCGAGCTTTGTATGAAGACAAGCGAGATTACGTGCAGCCCCATCTTTTGCGGCGGCACTATATATAACTGCGTGTCGCTCCGTCACGGCAGGATTATGAGCTGCTCCGATGATGCGATGGTCGGCGTTGCAAGGGTTCATATCGAAAAGGAGTACTAATGGACAACGAACTTTACTGCCCGATGAAGATGACCAGCAATCCGCTTGGGCGGTGCGTATGCGAGAAAGAAAAGTGCGCATGGTGGATGTCAGGCGAAAACTGTTGTGCCGTCCTCAATATGTCAAAAGCCTTAGATTACATGGGCGATAGACTTGTTCACTATTAAACCGAAATGAGGTGAGAACTCTTGGCAACACCCCCGAAGCGTGGTCGTGGCAGACCGCCACTGACCGAAGCTGAAAAGAAAAAGCGTGAGAAGCGGGCGCAAAAGGCGAAAGAAGAAGCCGCTGCGAAACGTGAGAAAGAGCGAGAGAAGAAGAAACAACAGATGCTTAACAAGCGGAAATCTATCCGCTCACAGGTGAGTAAAAAGGTGAAAGAACAACAGGAGTTAGCGATCACTAGGTCTAAGATGCTGAACACAGGCGATTTGCAATCGAGAATCGGTAATGAAGAAGACAAGAAGGTCATCGGTATGATTGCAGCCAAGTATTTTGGCGACCTTCCAAGCGTGGACATGAACAACCCGATTGAAGTGCAGCAGCGCCTTGACTTCTTTTTTGACGCTTGCATCGAAGCTAGAATTTCCCCTGTGGTGGAATGGATTGCACTGGTGCTGGGCATCGAATGGGTGAGCTTGAAGCAGATTATGGCGGGCAAACGCCGTGACGACAGTTTGCAGCAGAAGTACATCTTGAAGCTGATTCTGCAAATGCAGTCCATGTGGGCATACAACGGTATGTACGGTCAGGAGAACCCGGCAGAGTGGATTTTCCGAGCCAAGAACTATTTTGGTATGCGCGACAACGTGGAAGTCACCGTTGCGCCGCCTGAACAACCGTTAGGAGATGCCCAGAGCGCAGAACAGCTCGCCCAGAAGTACCAGACGGCTTTGCCGAAAGGGATTGACGTGGAGTACAGAGAGGTGACGAAAAATGAAACAACGGTTGGTTGACTTCTCCGACCCGATTCTTTCAACGGTGCTGTTTATCTTGCTTAAAGACCGTACCACCGGCAAAAACATCATATGGGCGACAGAGCCGCCGCCTGAACTAGGCGCAGGCTTTGCGAATGAAATCACGTTAGAACAAATCAAGAAGTGCCCGCCAGTGCCACGAGTTCTCAAGCGTCTGGATGAGCAGAAGCAAAGAACCAAAGCAAAAGCAGAGGTTTTTACTCCTTCTTGGGTCTGCGAAAAGATGATAGACATGGGCGAAGAAAACGGTGCGATGCCCGATATGAAGAAAGAGCCTATCAAGTACATCCATTCAACAGTCCTTGAAATCACTTGCGGAGAAGCACCGTTCCTTGTGAACCGATACGACACGGTAACAGGCAAAAAGATCCCAGTACCAAAACGGAAAGGACTATTTGACCGCAAACTGAAATGTGTAAACAACTGGTTTGATTGGAATGTCTGGACATGGCACGATGTGTCAGAGGACGCAGCGACGACTACATACGGCTATGAGTGGCAGGGTGACAGCCTGTTGCTTGCAAGAGCAAATATGCTCCTGACATGGCGAGAGAACTTTAAGTGGCTGTTCGGCATAGAGCCTGACGCTGGGAAGGTTCGCAACATGGCGGCTATCATCTCATGGAACGTCTGGCAGATGGATGGCCTGAAAAAGACCGTGCCCGGCACGGATATTCCGTGCAAAATTAAAGACTGGAAAACTGACAAGGAAATCCTGTTTAAGGATGTCGGGAGGGGAGAATAAAAAATGAAGTCGGTTCTGTTGAGCATCAAACCGGTATAGTGTAGCAAAATTGTACTGAAAGAAAAGACTGTAGAAGTGCGCAAGACGAAGCCGGAGGGCGTGAAGCCTCCATTCAAGTGCTACATCTACTGCACGAAAGATCAGTCGAAGATGGGCTGGCGGCGAATCGTCCCCGGCAAAGGCTGGCAGCGGTTGGATGGTACGGTCATTGGCGAGTTCGTCTGCGACAAGATTTGGGAGCTTGCACCGATATGCCGCGCCCCGGATGATGTCGAAGAAATGGCTTGCATGGACAGAGACCGCATTGTCCACTACCTGAACAAGTGTCACGGCTGGGCGTGGCATATCTCTGACCTGAAGATTTATGACCAGCCGCGCGAACTGCGGGCGTTCACAGGCTTGCAGGGCACACGGTTTGGTATGCGGCCTGTGGAAATTACCAGCCCGCCCCAGAGCTGGCGCTATGTGGAAGGATGATAATATGCAAACTGACAGAGGGATCTACCACAAGCGAGTGTGTGACCGCTGCGGAGCAGTTCTGGACGGTAGGATGATGAACCCTGACGAATACTTTAAGGACTGGGCGTGGCGCAGGGACACAGGCGACCTGTGCCCGGAGTGCTATGCAGAGTACAAGCGAGTGATCGGACGGTTCAACAGGGGAAAGAGAGGGCAGAGAAGATGAAAAATTGCGCTCTTTATAGATGCAAACAGTGCTTTGCAACCATGACGGACGAAGGCGATGTCAGAATCGACAAAGACATTGTTGATTGGATGTTTGAAAATGAAATGAAAGAAAGCAAAATTGGATTTATCGCAAAATTCAAAATAAGCGATAAAGTCCTCATTCATCGTTGCTCCAATAACACCGTTGGATTGTGTGAATTTATCGGATGGAAGGAGACGGAGGAATGAACTTCTACTGCACCACCGAACATTGCTCTTGCATGGGCATCAAGCAGTTCTCTGCTGGAAAGGCTGTTCGATGCACAGCAGAATACTGCAAGAACAAATCTGAGCCGTCCTGTGGCTCTTGCAAATGGTACGCAGAACCTGAGGACGTGTGTGTGAACGACCAGTCAGAACACGTTGCAGACTTCGTGTGGGACGAACGTGGATGCAAGGAATGGGAGAAAAAAGAGAATGAGTAATCTTGGAAATGCGTTGATTGTGGTTTTAGCTTCTTTTCTGGTTGGAACATTTATATGTGGGATAGCATATCTCATTGAAAAAATTTTGATATGGGATATATTTTTGAACGAAATTTCCGATGAAAAGATAAAGCTTCTTGCGGATGTAATTCTCCACGTTTTTATTTTTTTGATTGGATTTGTGGTTTTATATACGATGTACAAGGCGGGGGTATAAAAATGACAACAGGGGAGGAAATCAAGAAGCGCAGGATTGAACTTGGTATCACGCAGAAAGATGTTGCAAGGATGATTGGAACAACCAATTCGTATGTAAGTGCCGTTGAAAAGCAAAAGCGTGACGTGAAGAAAGAAACGCGGCTGGCAAAATTCGCAGAAGCCCTTCAATGCAGCGTGAACGATTTGAAGTCGGATATGCCAAAAGGCATGGTAGACCCCACTAATGACGACTTCAGTGCGGTCTGCAACTGCGCTGTCCGCTACTACTTGGGCAGACGGTCATATATGCCTAGCCTTGTATGCAGATACATCATCTCGCTTCTGCCGGAGCTGACCGACAAGACTCTTGATTGCTTTGAGCGTGACATTGCAGAACGCAAGCGGACGGGCTTCGACTTTGGCGATTCCTGCGACTACGAGACGTGGGATGCGTTTTACAAGGCGGTTTGTAAGGAGATTGAAAGGAGAAATGGCGATGGAAGTCAGGCCGATTGATGCAAATGCACTTAAACGTTATTTTTCCGATAGGCAGATGAAGTATGTAAGTGTGGATGAAGCTGATTACACATTCAATGCCTTGATGTTTGATATGCTCGGAGACGTAATAACAGCTATTGAAAATGCGCCAACAATCGAGGTAAAGAACAATGGCTAACACCCTTTGGCATCCAGCAAGCGAACCGCCACGAGAGCGAACGCAGCCTTTGTTGCTTGCGACTAAGAAAACGTGGCGCGATAAAGATGGAAAAATGTTGCAAGGAATCTCGCCGACAGCGTACTTTCTAGGCTGTTACGCGGACGGTCAGTTCTGGGATGAGATAGGCGAGAGACTGCCGAAAGATGTGACGGTGACGCATTGGATGGCGTCTCCGATGGTGTAGGGAGGCTTATGGAAAACGATATCGTTATTACGCGAGATATGATTGATTCGTTTACGGCCGCCATGCGAGAAGCGTACAGAGCATATGGAGATGATGAGGAGCGTGTGCATGGCGTGATGGATGGCATTATGTGCGAGACCTTAGATAGGCTTGGCTTTACAGAAGGCGTGGAAATCTTTAACGAAGCACCGAAATGGTATGCGTAAGGAGCAGTAAACATGACGAACAAGAAGTTTGGCATCATAGTTATGGACTTGAACCTTTTTGATTTCGGGCCGAAACCGCCTTGCGGGTACATCAAGGCAAAACATATCCGCCCAGCGTATGGCAAAGGCGCAAGGCCTGTCAAGGCGCATAAGCGAATCACGAGAACGAGAGAGGGATTTAGAAAATGACAGAACTCAAGAGATGCCCGTTCTGCGGTTCGGAACCACCGACTGTAAAAGTGGTTCATCCACTCAATGTTGACATGGCTAGTTGGGTAGTCTGCGGAAAATGCGGGGTGAGCACTTCTGCAACATTTGGCAAGGAAAAAGCCATCGAAGCATGGAACAAACGCTACAAAGAGGATTGAATATGGAGCAGGAACACAAGCCGAGAACATCAATGATTCTTCTGCTGGAACACGTTCATGCGATGGACGAGCTGACAGACGAGGAATTTGGAGCATTCGTCCGCAACTACGCACAGTATGTTGAGACTGGACTTGAGCCAGCATACGACAACGACCGTGCTATGCGGATGCTCTGGAAAGTTGTTAAGGCGTTTGATGATATGAACGTGCAGAAGATGGAAGAACGTGATAAGCGTAGACGAGAAGCAAACAAGAAAAATATAAATAAGCGTTGGAACGATAAAAAATACGAAAGCATACCAATGGTATCACAAGATACGAATGGTATAAATGGTATACCAAACATACCAACTGATACGAATGGTAGCTTATCTGTATCTGATTCTGTATCTGAATCTGATAAAAAAGAAAAATGTGAAAAGAAAAATACCAACGAAGTCAAACGCTTCAAAGCTCCGACTATCGAACAAGCCAAAGAATACTTTTCCGAGAAGGGCTACATGGAATCAGAAGCAGAGCGGTTTGTTGACCACTTTACGGCAAATGGTTGGAAGGTCGGCAAGTCGCCTATGAAGGACTGGAAAGCTGCTGCACGGAACTGGATGCGTAACGTGAAGGACTGGAACGGCGGCTATCAGCAGACGATGGCTGAATTGCCTGACGAGGGAGACTTTCTGCGGTGAATATTGAAAATCAGACCCAATACATCCTGCTAGGGGCGGTCCTCACGTTCTCGGAATACGCCGATGTGCTGCAAGACCTTAAAATCGACGATTTCTGCCCTGAACTGCATGATACATTTGCTGCCATTCGTGGCTATTGGGAACACAACGACAAGTGGAACCCGGTAGAAGTCATGGGGCGGTACGATAACTGCAAGAAAGCAATGGGTGAATGCCTAGATGCTTTTGGCGCAGAGTTCATCCGCAACGTCACCCATGACATGATGCTTGGGTGGGCTAGAATCGTCAAGGAACAGGCGGCATTGTTCAGAGCAAGAGAGATTGCCTTCAAAATCGTTGATGGTTCGACCAGATACGCAGACCTGACAGGAATTTATGAGCAGCTGGGTGAAGCTATCAACCTGCACAACGAGAGAAGCGATTTTATCTCGATGTGCGATGGCATAGACAATTACATCCGCAAGCTGGATGATAAGCCGGAGTATATCAGTACAGGGCTTAGAGTGCTGGATAACAACTTGCATCTTGTGCCGGGCAACTTCGTTGTGATCGGCGGCAGACCGTCTGCTGGTAAGACTGCTCTGTCCCTGCAACTTGCCTGTGAAATAGCCAAGAACGGACGCAAGGTGGCGTATTTCAGCCTAGAGACTGACCCGGATACCCTCTATGCTCGTATCATCGCAAACCAGCTGGGCGTACCGCTGCACACGGTCAAAAACAAGACCGTCAGCATTGATGAGCTTGACCGGTTGGCAGCTATCAAGAAATATCCGCTGTTCGTCCGCTCTGCCGCTGGTAAGAGCGTTGGGTGGATTAGAACGCAGTCCATCAGGATGCAAGCCAAAGTAGTGTTCATCGACTATTTGCAGCTTATCCATCAAGCCGGAGCGAAAGACCGATACAGTGCCGTCACGGAGATCAGCATGGCACTGCATGAGTTCGCGCAGTCAACAGGAACGCTGGTTGTGGCACTTGCACAGCTTAATCGAGAGACCGCAAGAGCAGGTATCCCACCAACCGCCGCAGACTTACGAGAATCCGGGCAAATCGAGCAGGACGCAGATGCGATTATCCTGCTGGCACAGAACGTGACCACAAAAAAACGACCGGAGCAGCATTATCACTTTGCACTTGAGAAGAACAAAGAGGGCAACGTTGGGTCACTGGACATCACGTTCCAGATGGAGACGCAGCAGTTCAAAGAATGCGTATGGATGTGAGGTAAAAACATGAAAATTGGATTGATTGACGTAGACGGACACAATTTCCCGAACCTTGCATTGATGCGGATTTCAAGCTATCACAAGGCAAAAGGCGATGATGTTGAATGGTGGTGGAGTGATTTTGTCCACTATGACATTGTGTACATGAGCAAGATTTTTTCAGACGTATATAGCCCTGACGTGCCAGAACCATTGAATGCTGACAAGGTGATTAAAGGCGGCACGGGATACGCGATCCGCACAGTGGACGGCAAAGAAATATTCGATAAATCGAAAGACGTTGATTTACCGCATGAAATAGAAAAGTCTTTCCCCGATTATAGCATTTACCCACAGTTTCCATTTGCAGTCAGCATGACAAGTCGTGGATGCCCTAGAGGATGCTCTTTCTGTCATGTTGCAGCAAAAGAGGGAAGATGTGCCGTAAAAGTGGCAGATGTAAGCGACTTTTGGTGCGGTCAGGACGAAATCAAAGTTTTAGACCCAAACATCACAGCTTGCAAAGACAAACGTGACCTTATGCAGCAGTACATTGATACCCACGCCAAAATTGATTTTACGCAAGGGTTAGACATCCGCTTGCTGAATCAGGCAGACATTGAGGACATCAACAAAATGCGGATTGGCACGTTGCATTTTGCATGGGATAACCCTAATGACGATTTGAAAGGAAAGTTTGAGGACTTCGCAAAGGGTTTTCGGCGCAAATCAAACATTGGCATGGTTTACTGTCTGACGAACTTTAACAGCACGTTGGAACAAGACCTGTATCGCATCTACACGCTTCGTGATCTGGGCTACGACCCTTATGTGATGATTTACAACAAGCCATCCGCACCGAAAGAGATTCGACACTTGCAGAGATGGTGTAACAACAAAATTATCTTCAAGTCGGTTAAACGATTTGAGGACTACATGGCTTAAACCGCTTCTGCGCTCGTATCGTCACGGTAGAATAGGCAAGAAAAACAGATAACAGGGTCTTGGCGATAAAGTTACCGTCTGAACCTCATAAATATTTTTCATCAATCAAAAAACGGAGGAAAACGATTATGAACATCACTCGACTGGAACAAGAGACCATCGTCAACTTCAATGCAGCGGAAGATACTGCATCGGTTTATACCGCTGATCCTGTGTATATGCGCAAGCTAGACAAGTTATGTGAACGTGAGCCTGCATCGTACAAGCTGGTCAAACAGGACAAGGACGGTAAGTGGTATGAGATGCCCAAGCGACTTGTGCGGTTTGCTACCACAAGAATTATGACGGACGAACAGAAAGAAGCGGCTGCGGAGCGTATGCGCAAGATGCAAGCAGATGGCAGAATCTAATCTCCGCTAAAATCTCCAATCAACAAACGTATCAGAAAGCATGGAATGGCATCAGGCGGTAAAACTACCCTCTGCGACTATTCTGTGCTTTTTTCTCTTGTTATTTATCGAGAGAAAACGGCAATGTCTGATTTTGAGCGGGAACCGTCTCGATCGACGGGAGAATTAGACGAAAGCCGAGTGCATGAGACGAAATGGATGCGACTATTGCATACCAAGCGATACGAATTGTACCAGTTGATACGAATGGTATGCGTTGGTATCATGGTATACCAATCTTCCCCCCTTTCTTCCCCCTCTTTCCCCTACAACCCCTATTACCCCCTATAATCCCCCTAACTCCCCCCTCAAACAAATAAATTGTTTGAGGCCCCCACGCCAAAATGGTGCGACAACTACGACAACTGGAAACGACAACCAAGTGTTTCTACAAAGGTTCTTTCCCCCTACAACCCTCTATCTCCAAAGCTATACCGTTAGCCAGCAAAGCAGACCGTAGGCGGGAGCTGGCGTGAAATTCGGACTGGTGGATGGGTTACGACTATTCCAGACATGGAGAATTGACTTCATTTTGTAGTCGGTTGAATATGTAGAAATGTTGCATTGATTATTCCCAGTAGAATACTATGAATTGAATACAATACCATAGTGCATTACTGGGAATTAAAACGAGCAGGAACAGACAGAATCGGATGGTACGAGTTATTATACGAAATAATCCGTGATTATCTGGAGTAACTATATCTGTATACTATAATAAGTACGGTTATTATACGAAATAGGTATAACTAGCGGAGGAATATATTATGCGAAATTGGAACGAGAGGTGATTTTTGGAGTGGTCGGATGGCTTAGCGACTATCGCTCCTCTCTTTTCCTAAAAGGCGAACGACTATTTCACACAAAAAATACACGACTATTTGACGATGGTTCGCAAGAAAATGCTACGACTATTACTCTACGACTATCAGCGGGCTGCTATTTACTATACAATATATAGGACTTTCAAAAGCTAGTCGTCTGACAACTTTACGACTATTCTACGACTATTTTATTGGAGAAACTACGACTATTCTAGAAGCTGTTACGACTATTTTATCCGGAACGCTGCGACTATTGCTCGCCCTTATTAGCTATCGGGCGAAAGCCCGAAAAGAGATACGGCAGAGCCGTCAATAGTTCCGCGCCGCCCGCTGCTGGACTGCCCCGCCGGGTGGAGGGTGCCGGGTTGACCCAGTGCCAGATCGCAAGCCACCGGGCTTGCATGGTCTGCGATCTGCTGCACTGTCTGGCATGGATCCATAACAGGCGGCGCACCGTTGCACCCTTATATACCTTATTATAATAGGCGGTCTGTGCTGACCTGTACAGCGTCCAGCGTGGCGTTGGTATCTGGTATCGGTGCAGGGCGTCCGGGCGCGTGTGTGTGCTCCAGTGTGATGCAAGCGGTATTATAGCCGCTTGTGTGGGTCTGGTATCTGCGGCGGTAGAATGGGGCAAATCACAGTAAAAGCCACTGTAAAGCCCTGTGCGCCGTTTTACGGCGTGGGCAATATAACTGCATTAACAGCACAAAATGCGCTGTAAACGCTTGTATAGGGCTGTATTGGAGCATGGCAAAAATAAAAGCCCCGCACCCTCAGCAGATGCAAGGCAAAAGAAAAGCCCCGCCAGCGTGGGCGGGGTGGATTGTTGCGCGTGAGTTAAATTTTGTATTGGTCAAAAAGTGCTTTCATTTCGTCATCGTCGTATTTTGTAAGCTGGTTATACCATTCATCATAAGATACGTGATATGTGATAGTTGGAAGGTCTTTTTTCTTGTAGCTTGCAAAATTAAATTTTTGATAGCTTTCTAGGGTGTCGAATTTGTCAAAGCGGGAGGCGGGACGTGGGCCGATATCATCACCCCAATAAAAATATACAGCGTCGCCAATTTTAACAGCGGTATTTTCGCCGCGGCGGCTGAGGTATGCAAAAATCTTTTCTTCATCGGCTGACATTTTGCGGAAAAATTCGTTAAACCCTTCAATAACCTTCATTTTATGCGCTCCTTTCTTGTGTGGGCTTGCTGCTGCTAGTATATCATACTGTAAGCCCTAAAAACAGGACTTGTAAGAAATATTTTTGCCCTTTTGGGCTGGGGCGGGGTTGCTTTACGGTGCAGCCCCGCTAAAGTGTCCGATCTGGTCATTTGCTGGCCTTAAACAGCGCCGAGAAAAACCAAAAGAAAAACAGAACACAAGACAGAATCACAGCTTGCACCCTCCCCTAACAGCCGCACATTTGAGCGCAGATGCAAGATAACTATACTTTTTAGGAGTGTGGGCGCTGTCCGTGTAAACGTACCAGTTGCGTACCGCGTCTTGTCTGACTGTGCAACCATTGGCGGCTGTGAACGTTACAACGGCATCATGTGCAAGATTTGGCTCTATTTGTCTATACTCTTGCAGAATGTGCGGCACTGTGTTGTTATGGGACGTATAAGGCAGGTCGATGCCTGCAAAACGGACTTGCATAATCATGTTATAACCTCCCTTATACTACGCTAAAACGCTTGTATGTGGTGCGCTTGCTGCACTCGGCGTAAATATCCGGGTGCGCTGCCTGTAAAAGCTTGCTATCAAGTCGGACACTTTGCACGTCCTTGTAAATGGCCTTTGCAGTGCCCTGCACCATCTCCGGTGCACCTTGCATCATGTCGATGATTTCAGCCTTTACGGCGTCATTCATTGCTTCAAGCTCTTCAATCAACCGCTTGTTTTCACGGTATGCGTTCACTTTTTCTTCAAACGTCGTCATTTTTTAGCCCTCCTTATTAGCTATTGAGAAATGCAATCATAACCAGTGCACCGGAGATTATGCCGCCAACGTACCAGAGGGCGGCCCACTGAGTTGCATCAAGTACTAGCATATTACTGCACCCCCTTGCAATACAGGTCGTTGGTGCGGCAGATGGTGCGGATACGGTTGCAAGCCTGATACAGTGCGCGGGCTTGCACGTCAAGCCACGTCTCGCGGCTGTTAGGCTCATACGCTCCACCGTGCTTGCGCTTGAGTTCGGACGGGGTGCAGACGCGGGCGGCAATGTCAGCGTTATAGCACAGGGAGCAACCGCCGTTGCTGTACTGCTCCCAGCAGCTTGCGCCGTTGAGCGCCCACCGCTCAAGCTCTGCACCGTCAAAGGGCAAGCGCTCCGCGTCGTTGGCGTACCACTGGACATCTTCCAGCAGGTCGAGAGCGTACAACGTGACGGCCTTATTCCACGCGCTGCGGTCGTGGCGGGCGTTGAGTTCTGCGCGGATAGTATCAGCAAGTGCGGTATAGTCGATGGTCTTTTTCATGGTTTTTGCCCTCCTGTTTTGTGGTGGCGTAAATAAGTTTGTTTACTGCCTATATTGTAAACAATTTTATTTCTTTTGTCAAGGGGTTTACACATAAAAAATAAACATTTTTGTTTACAATAATTTTGTCCGTTTGGGCGTGCTCTATCGGACGCACCCCACGCCCTCCAGCGCCCGCCGCCGGTACGGTCTGCCCTGCTGCCTGCCGTGTGCCGTCGTTCCGGGTGCGCTGGGGCTGGGGTCTCCACCTCTGGGGTATATAGGGCGAGCCGGGGGTGGGGTGGTCGACACCTCGCGTAGAAAAAATTCAAAAAAGGCGTTTTCCGGGGTTCGTGTTGCCAACACCCACCCCACCTTCACAAACCAAAACCCATCCAATTGTGCAAGTCTCCAAAAATTCCAAAAAATACAAAAAGGCCCCTTTCGGAGCCTAGACTGTGCTATAATCAGATAAAGGCAACACGCCAAAGAAAGGAAGAAATAAAAAATGAGAAAGAGAATCATTGCGGCGGCTCTGGCGGCGGCTATGATGCTTGCTATGCCTATTAGCGCAATGGCAACTGCAAAGCCTGATGAATGGTCTGCTCCTATTGAGCTGGAAGAAATCAATGCAACGCAGGTACAACCCATAACAATCAAAGAATCCCATAGCCATCTTGAAACCAAGTACGAATACGGCAAAACGAGATACTATGTGTTCTACGCTGTATTGGTTGAGAATCCAAACACCGATTGGGCGGTCGATTTTGTTTCGCTGAATGTTACGGTATACGGCGAAGATGGCTCCGTCTTAAAGACCGGTTCTGAAACGCTGGACTGGGTTGGCGAAGGTGATTCTTATTGGTATGGCGATTATATCGCTTTTGACTCTGATGGCGTTAAGCCGACAAGAATTGAGTATACGACAAGCGCAGAGGACTGGAACGTTCACGAAGCAAGTCCTTCCAATCAGATTATCCGTGCTGGTGAACTGGCCGTCACGAATGTTTCTAAGCGTGGCTCTGGCTATGATTTGCGATTCACTGGACAGGTTACGAACAACAGCCAGTTTACAAGCAATGCAGTCAAGGTCGTTGTCCTTTACAAAATGAAAGACACCGAAGGCAATGAAGTTCCTGTTGGCGGTGAGTATACTTACATCATGGACGGCCTTGCTTCGGGGCAAACAGCATCATTTGAGCTTCATCCGTTAAGCGGATTCACAGGCTACAGCTCTTATGAAGTGGTTGCCATTCAAGATTAACATATAACACAAAAAGCCAGCGGCTAGATGCTCTCTAACCACTGGCTTTTCTTATTGGCTGTTTACTTCTTCAATGCGCTGGTCACGTTCGGCATCGGCATCCAATCGTTAATGTCATGCATGACAATCTTGCCGTTGTCGCACAGGTACGGTCTCAAATCACCGTATTCGTCTGCTTCGTAGGAGAGATAGCCACACGCAACCTCTTTGCCGTTGCAAGCGATCACTCGCCCATTGTAGGTTTCTCCAACGTCAGGCGTTCTCCAAAGCCACTCCATGTTTTCCAGAGTGTCGCTAATGTATTCTTCAAGATTTTCGTACTTATCGCCGTTAACCATATTTATTCTCCTTTCACATGGGCATCTGGGTCTGACCGTTTGTGACCTGAACTAGCATAACAGAGTTCGCACACGGTCTCCACTTCTTGATGTACTCGACAGCTTCATCGAACCGCTTCTTTGGCACGTTGTTTCGACTGTTTACGTTAAACCAGTCCTGAATGTCCCGGTTGCATTCCATGAACAACTTCTGAGAGACGCTACGGCTCTTGTAGGCCGGGCTGTCCATGCCGCCCAGAGCGTTGATAACCACTGTGTTCACAACACGCTTTAACACACGCTGCTGGTTGTAGTCGATGGTCATAGTGTTCTCAAGAGCAGAAATGCGCTGCTCCTGCTTCATGGTGCGCTGGTCAATCATAAGAATTGCTTGCAGTTCCTTAGAAAGCCCTGCGAACTGGTTGACTGCCGCGTTCTTCTCAAGGTCGATCAGCTTCTGGCGAATCTCCATGCCCTCAGGTGTCCGCTGAATCATTGCAATGTGCTTTGCCATGTCCAGAGTGATAATATGGTCGGTTCTTGGCTTTCCAGCAAGCCCATCAGACCTATTGCTCAAAAATGAGCCATAGTCTTTTCCGTCAACAAAACCATACTCGCACATACGAGGAAACCAGTCTTTGTATGCGGTCTTGATTTTGAGCCGCTCGTGCAGTTCCCGACCCAGCACTACCTTTTCGCCGGTGTCGGTGTCGTACACAGGAATAACATCTTCGGAGAAGATTCGGATGGTTTCGAGGCTATTGTTCATAAAATTTGACCTTTCTATCTTGCGAGAGTAGGCCATCTCTGGTATAATAACCCAAAGAGGGTCTATACTCTCTGAGTGTGTGATGATACGTTCGCTGCTGTCGGCAAACTTTAGCGGGCGTATCATTTCTTTTCATTAAGCATCGGATGAAGCAAGAAGAACGATTCTCGCAGCGCAGAAGACAAGGAAACCATGTTCTTGATGCAGTAGTCTTGCAAGTGATTGAACTGGCGTTCCGTCAAGCTGATAGTTAATGTGCGATTGTATCTCTCAGCATAAGGATTGCTCATATTAGCCCACCCCCTTTCGATTGTTGGTGATATTAGTATAACTATGTTTTGTGCTAAGTCAAGGTATGAAACACTATCCGTAGTACTGCTATCTGTACTATCTTCCCGTTTTCTACATTTTGCACAAAACTTAGCTATCCTTTTTGGATGCTCCCGCTTCGTACCCTGCCCGGTAGTTCAGTTCGGACAGCTTACCCAGCGCTTCTGCGTACTCCCTGTCCTCGCTGGTCGGCTCTTTGCCGTGGGCGAGTGTTTTCAGAAATTCTTCGGTTGTCGTGGGAAAGTTCATGTTTTTTGCTCCTTTCTATTGCAGAAGCGGTCTGCTTCTGCTATAATAATTGACAGAAACCGAGACTGCGCCCTTGGTTGCGCAGCTTCTGTTTTGTGGTGGAATAGGTCGTCAGTGCTACTTTGGACGGTGGGGCTGACGGCCTATTTTTTATGCCACAAAGGATAAATCTACCGTTGTTGGCTGATTCATCGTGTGTTCTGCTGTCTTAGATTATAGACGCTTGGTATATAGTTGTCAACAGCCCAATTTGTATAATTTGTACGTTAAAACACGTTTTAGTGTACATTTTTGATAGTGGCTTTGACACTTTAATGTGTTAGAATTGGGGCGGAAATTTATAGTAAAACTTGATAATACGATAATTATACAAGCTGTAAACTAACACAAAAAAGTGTTGATAAAAAAGTGACCCTAATGATAGTAAATAAAATTCCCTATTGACAAACCAAACAAAATTATTTACAATGTAATCAGAAAGGGTGACATGAAATGGGGAAATACAAAAAAGTGACAGAAAAAAAAGAGCCTTTTAATGTTTCAACGAATGGCGTAGAGATAGTTAAAGAACTTATGAAGCAGTATGGCATAACAACAGCTTATATTGCCAATGAAGCTGGCTTCACTTCAAGACAGGCTTTGTATCAGTGCTTTAAGAATGAGAGCTTAAATCTTTCTAGCTTTTATAAACTCCTAAAAGCTATGAATTATCGAATCGTGGTTGAACCCGACATGGGAGATATTGGCGTTGGTGCTTATCGTGTTGAAGGCACTGTAATTGAAAAGGACAGTGATTCTGAATGAACGTAGCGTATGTTCGTGTATCTACTGTCGAACAGAATGAAGCACGACAGGTAGAAGCGTTGAAGCGGCATAACATTGACCGTTGGTTTATCGAGAAGGTCTCTGGCAAGAATATGGATAGACCAGAGTTGCAGAAGATGCTTAAATCAGTTCAGCCGGGCGATACCGTGTTTATTCACGATTTCAGCCGCCTTGCCCGTAGCACAAAGGACTTGCTTGAAATGGTCGAAACGCTACAAACTAACGGCGTACACCTTGCAAGTGATAAAGAAAACCTAGATACAGGCACTCCAACCGGTAAACTGATGCTGACGATGATTGCAGCCATCAACGAATTTGAACGACAGAATATGCTCGACCGCCAGCAAGAGGGCATCGAAGTGGCAAAGCAGAAAGGCGTTTATAAAGGCCGCAAGCCCACCGAGTATGACCGCAACCTCTTTGATGTTCTCCATGAACAGGTGGAGAAGCGCATTCTCACGGTCACGGACGCTGCCAAACAGCTTGGCGTGACCCGCCAGACATGGTATCGGATTGCTGAACAGAGAAAGGCTGGATAATATGCAGGGAGAAGAACTGATTGTTAAGAACGGCAGTATCACACTGCGGTCTATGCTTGACTTTGGCGGATTCCTTGAAATTAAGAGGTTCTTGGAAGTCTGTCATTCGGAAAACTGCACCGTAACCTTTGCAAACGAGGAAATTGTCATTTTCCCGAATGAATACGATGCTGCTAAAGATGCTCTCGTTTTTATTTACGGCACACTGGCAGAAAGACACAGTATTATCGAAAAGTATCTTCGTTACAAGTTGATGCTTGGGGATGAAGAACCGAAGCCTACTTTACATAGTCAGAGAAAGGAATAAAGCATGAAACCCGTAAAACTGTCCGAGCAGAGTTTGAAACTCATTGAAACGCTGTGTGGTTACACCGACAAGCCTGATATTCTCAATGCCATCGCAGATGCCTTGTACTACGATGCAGACGAGCTGAAACGCAGGCTCAACCAGCTTGCAGAAGAAATCAAATAAACTGAGCAACCCATTTATTAAGATGGATTTTAGTAAATAATTTTCTGAAGCAAAATTATAAAACCGAATATTTGATTTTTGTGCAGTTGTAGGCACTCTTTACATTTTCAGGTAGGGGGTGCCTATTTTTTATGCAGCCAAAGCAGTGTATCGCCATCATTGACAGCATCAAAGCGTATGCAAAGCAGAATCCGACAGAAGCGCAGGTCTACGAGGACTGGTTTCAGGCGGTGGTGAACCTGAGAGATGCTCTGTCGCAAGATAAGCGGTTCGATGCCTACAAATACTCTGGTGAGCTGCGCTCTGTCTGCGCAGCCATGATGAGCAAGATGAAAACGGGCGAGGACGTGGCGAAGGTCTATGACATTATCGGCCGGACGTACCTGTTTGAAGCAAAAGATGTGTTCGACAGCTATTGCATCTACCTTGAATGGAATCGTGCGCCGGAAAAGAAGTTCTATCAGCCGAGAAGAAAGGTGTTAAGAGCCGTTGCGAACGCCCTGCAAGACCTTGCGGATGACAGACTGGACTTGCTGGCAATCTCGATGCCCCCCGGCTGTGGTAAGACGGCTCTAGCTATTTTCTATTTGACATGGCTTGCTGGAAGAAACCCAGACGAACCTATGCTCACAGGCTCTCACTCGAACAGCTTTGTTCGTGGCGTTTATGACGAGTGCTTGCGTATATTCGACAAGGACGGAGAATATCTGTGGAATGATGTTTTCCCGGACGTTGCCGTGTCGAACACCAATGCGAAGGACTGCCGCATTGACTTAGGCAAGAGAAAGCGTTTTGAAACGCTTGAATTTACGTCTATTGGAACTGGCAATGCTGGCTTGTACCGCGCATCTACGCTTCTCTATTGCGATGACCTTGTGTCCGGTATCGAAGTGGCGCTTTCCAAACCCCGCCTTGATAAGCTGTGGGAAACGTACACTACCGACCTTAGACAGCGTAAAATCGGAAACAAGTGCAAGGAGCTGCATATTGCTACACGCTGGTCTGTTCATGATGTTATTGGACGATTAGAGCAAAACTACGGCGATTCCGACAGGAATAGATTCATTGTTATGCCAGCAATGAACGAAAAAGACGAATCCAACTTCGATTATGACTACGGTGTAGGATATAGCACAGAAACTCTCCGCAAGCAACGCGAAGTCATGGATGAAATGAGTTGGAAAGCACTGTACATGAACCAACCTGTTGAGCGCGAGGGCTTGCTGTTCCCTGCCGATGAACTGCGGTATTTCAACGGCGTTCTGCCTGACGGTGAGCCAGATCGCAAGCTCATGGTCATGGACATTGCATGGGGTGGCGGTGACTTTACTGCTTGCCCTATCGCTTATGTGTACGGAGATGCCGTGTTCATCCCTGACCTTGTGTTCAACAATGGCGATAAGACCGTGACAAGACCAGAAGTCGTGGGAAAAATCATCCAGCACAAAATCAACGTGGTGCGTGGCGAAGCCAACAACGGCGGTGATGAATATTGTGACGTGGTAGACAGCCAGCTTCGGCAGCAGGGTTATCACTGCTCTGTCCGCAGCCAACGCGCGCCTAGTGGTCAAAGCAAGCTGTCAAGAATCATCCAGTATGCGCCGGACATCAAACGGTTCTATTTCCTTGACGAGAATCACCAGTCGAAAGAGTACAAGGCGTTCATGGAACAGGTGACGATGTTCACGCAGCTTGGCAAAGTTCCGCACGATGATGCACCGGACAGTCTGGCACAGCTTGCCGATGAACTGTACAACGGAATCAGTAAAATTGAGCCTGTCAAGAGGCCTTTTTGATTAAAAACACAATATATTGTGTTCGCTGGGTCTATTTATTTGATTTCATCTCTTGACAAGGCTTATAATGTACACAGGAAGTTTTGCAGCTTCCCTTAAAGGAATAGCTTGCACGCGGGGTTTTGTCATTTTACTCGCGTGCGTGTCAACAAGCATATTCCTCCTTCACCGGTGGAGGTTTTCTCACTCTTTCACCTTCACCGGGCTTTATATGTTGCGTTTCCAATTGTAAGGGGAATGCCAGTCTGTCTCCCCCCACGGCTGGCAAGCAACGGTTCGATTCCGTTACGTAGCACAACTATCCCCTTGCTTTGCATGGGATTTCTCTTTTGACACCTCACCGCTATTCCCGGCTCTCGATGCAAAAGGCTTTTTTGAATTTTCTCCTTTTGCAAAGAGCAGCGGTTAACCAATCAAGCCGGGTTTCTATGTTGCATTAGCTCAGTCAGGCTAGAGCATCCGGCTCATAACCGGACATACATTGGTTCAAATCCATTATGCAGCACCAAAATTGCAGCCGACCCGTTTACGTCTGTCCAACAACTGAATGTAAAGGCTGCAATGGTTTTCTTCGGGCGAAGAATAGCACGGCTGGAAGTGCGAACAGTTTCCCAGTAGCTTCTGACAGGTCTGTGCTCAACAGCCTGTTTCCAGAAATCCAACGAAAGGAGCGCTCATGTTAGTTAGAATCTGTTGTCCTTGTATCAGGCAGAATCCCATCTATAAGAACGTCCGCTGCAACCGCTATCTTGGCGAAGTAGACGGACGATACCATTTCAAGTGCGACAGATGCAAGGGCGTTATCGAAGGAGACACAAAGGAAGGATGGGTGAAAATCATCCATCCGCCAGAAAAGTGAATAGCTTTTGAAGCGCAGTTTTGGCGCAGTGAGATAGACCTTAACAGGTTTGCCTTGCTGCGCTTTTTATTTTGCCGGAAAGGAGGAAAACATGGCTGAGTATCAGATGGTCGTTGGCGGTTTTTTGAATAATCCGCTGACCGGACGTAGACCGATTGAAACGCCGGAGACGGAAATCAATCGGGCAAACGTGCTGAAAGTGGTCATGGGCAAGGCAGAGCCTATTCATCTGCTGAACAAGAACGAGATTCGCTTCCTGCACAACTACTACTTGGGTAGCCAGCCTGTCCTCCATCGCACGAAGGAGTACCACGCTGAAATCACCAATCGCATTGTAGAAAACCACGCCAACGAGTGCGTGGGCTTCTACACAGGCTACATGAGCGGCACGCCTTGCTCTTATGTGCGGTCTGAAACGGCAACTGGTGACGGTGAGGAAATCGCCCGCCTGTCCAACGCCTTGCAGTATGAGGGCAAGGATGCGCTTGATCGGCGGCTCTGGCAGTGGATGTTGGAGTGCGGACAGGGATACCGCATTGTTCTTCCTGACAAGGGGTACAACGGCAACTACCCAGACGAAACGCCCCTGCTTGTGGATGTTCCCGACCCGGATATGGCGTATGTGATTTACAACTCCGGCATCGGTCACAAGCCCATCGCTAACATTCTGCACATCCCACGCAATTATCAGAATGACCTGAACGACCTGATTTGCGTGTATACGCCAAACCAGTACTTTGAAATCGACAACGGCAAGGTCACAAAGTCTGAGAATCACTCTCTCGGGATGTTGCCGATGGTCGAATACAAGCTGAACCCGGAGCGGATGGGGCTGTTTGAACCTGCAATCCCTGTGCTGGATGCAATCAACGACCTTGAAAGCAACCGTTTGGACGGTGTGGCGCAGTTCATCCAGTCCATCATGGTGTTTACAAACTGCCTTGTGGATGATAACGCACTGAAACAGGTCAAAGAACTTGGAGCGATGTGCTTGAAATCCACAACCAGCTTGCCTGCCTCTGTTTCTCAGATTGCAAACGAACTTGACCAGCAGCAGAGCCAGACCTTGCTTGATTCCATGTTGAACGTGTACCGCAGCCTGACTGCTATGCCTAGTGCCACTGGCAGCGAGAACGCAACGTCCGACAACGTGGGTGCAGTCATCGTTCGCAATGGTTGGAATCACACCGAAGCAAGGGCACAGCAGTACGAGAATATGTTTAAGTACGCTGAACGCCAAAGCCTGTCTGTGATGCTGAAAATACTGCGTGACACGGCTGGTTCTAAGCTTATGGCAAGTGACATCAATATCAAACTGCCACGCCGCCAGTACGATAACCAGCAGAGCAAGGTTCAGATTTTTGCACAGATGTTGCAGCAGGCCATTGACCCGCAGTTGGCGTTCACTACGCCCGGCCTGTTCCCCGACCCGCAGGCTGCTTACGAAATGAGCAAGCCTTTCCTGATTGCCGCTGGCAAGCTGGGTGAGGATGGGAAAGCACCGAAGCCGCAGGAACAGTCTAAAAAGGATGCCACCGACACAAATGCCGGGGACATGGCTGATAAACAACCAAACAATGCGGATGGAGAAAAAGATAATGCGTGATTTCTGGAAACAGTTGTTTTGCAAACATGACTATACGCTTTCTCGTTGGCATTGGACGCACGGCATCAACGGAAACGAACCACGCGAAATGGAGTGCGAGTATATCTGCACGAAATGTGGAAAATTCAAATGGACGCACCCTGACCGGAATTCGGCGCGAGAAAAATCTATTTTGGATAGTGGCATTGAGCCGTACAAAAGAATTTACCCAAAGGAATAAAGAATCATCCCGAATTTTCGGGCTGATATATTCCGGCAGGGAAGCCGGGATACAAATTTCGCAGCGTTGCAGGGAAGCAACGGTAAAAAAACGCAGGAGGAAATTAACGATATGAAACTCAATATGTTGCTTGGTGATGCCTACAAAGAGGGCATGACCGCCG